AATTAAAATCTAGTAACCTAGTGTTTTAAGCTAGTGTGTTATCCATGTCGTCGTCCCGTATGAGGACTATCTGGTGAATACAAAGGGGATCCTTGCACTTCTCCATCTTCTTTATCGGAGAAATCTCCATTACTAGATTTTATCTGTGGATACTGAGAACCTCTCAATCTACTTCTTGAAGTCCCAGCTACAGGTTGAGATTGAGGAACCCGAAGAGGAGGAGCCGCACCAAAACCAGATCCAGCAGCAGGTTGACGTCCTTTTTGTCCCTGTGGACCGGCTGCATCTTCAAGTCTTTGCAATTCCTGTTCTCTAACTAATCTTTGTTGCTGTTCTAATGTTTGTTTATGTTTTTTCATTCTTACCGTATTCGCGTGTTTTTTTTTGAAAAGGTTTACTGCTTTTCGTTTTTTTAATAAGGATGCCGTTGTCCTGGATCTCATATCTTTAAACATTTGTTTTTTATCTTGATCCATTTTTGCCGACTCTGCTGAGTGTCGCATTAATCCTTCGGTGTCATCAGGAGAAATTCTGACTGACGGACGTGCAAGAGGTCTAGGAACAGATGGAGTGTCCGGAAAATCTTCAGCCATCGGAGAAGGGTTATTTACACATTCGTTTATTTTTTTATTAATATAAGCAAGGGTAGAGTCTTTCTGATTTCGAGATAAATAATCAAATAATTCAAACGAAGGTAAATCATTACATAAAATCTCAACTAAATAAAGCATAATTATTAAATTGTCTTCGTCGCTTCGAATCGTTCGTTCCATATCATCCAGTTCTGCTTGTCTTCCCATTAATTCAGCACGCCATTTAATGGTTTTGATGGCAGAATTTTGTAACTCTTGGTTACCTGCCCAAGCTTGTATTGATGCAAAAGTCATTTTTGCACCATGAATTCGGTCATGTATTTTATCCTGTTCTTTTGATATCCAAATCGATAAGTTTGCTGCTCTATCAGCAGTTATTTTTTTTGATATTGCTTGTATCAACGGTTTGAATGCATCCCATTCTCTCTGAAAATAATAAAAAATTCTTTTACCATATTCAGATAATTGTTTTGCTTTTTCTGATGCTTTTTCAAAAGCATATGCAACTCCTTCTTTTGTAGTTTGAACAACACCTTTTTCTACGATTGATGACAATGTACGTCTAATCGCTTTTCCTGGTCCACTTTTTTTTGCAGCTTTATATGCTTTTCTAGTAAATTTTTCAAATCGATGTGGGTCTTTTACGGTCATATACATTATATATTTATTTTTTTTGCATTCTACATAGTTAAATTTCCTTTACTTCGTATCCTGTTTCGCCTAAAACAATATATTGCGTATTATTTAATTCGATTTCATTCACCTCACCATCCATAACCTTGAGTCTATAGTTGAAATCAAACTCAAAAGGCTCCGGTTGATATTCCAAGAGTCGACGCACAAACGCATGTGAAAACAGCTCATTGCCTTGCAAACACATTTCTACAGGAACCTTGAGAGAGACTCCGGATGTCGACTGAGGAACTGTATATTCCACACTCAGGAATCGCACGCTAGATTTCTCTAAATCATATGTCTGTGGCTTTCTAGAAGCCGTTGCTCTAGATACCTTATACATCCCATCCCACTTCATCACCACAATCGTATCATCATCCATATAGTCCTTGTTATCTACAGATATATCCGTATTATTCTCGAGTGCCGTTTCGAATGCCTGTGACATAATATCCTTATCAATAAGATCATTCATCTTATTATAGGACTCGGCAAAGTTATAAGGTGTCTTTCCAATATAAGAACCACGATTCAATCGACTGGATGAACAAACATTTAGCCAACGTGTAGACGTTGGTTCCTGTCGATGACGAATATTCATCACTTCGATCGTCTCATATGACCAAATGACAAAATCAGTAGGAACACGAATCAGTTCATTTTGATCATATAGATGCTTCACGAATAGATAGGTCTTTGCATGAACACGACCGATAAAGATGATCGCGTATAATGCGAGACTTTGAACAATCGGACTCTTCAAGAAATTCTTCGTCTTTGTATTCGACCAACATGCAAAAGTAATTGCATTGGCACGCAAAATGTCATATGCACAATTAATGGTATCTTCCATCGCTTTCAAATCGTACCACATTTCGGGGTATTATATTTTTACAATATAGATTTAAGTTGTTTTCAAATTTATATTAGCAGGGAACTTAATTTTCTTATGTAAATATATATGACTATCGGCTATAATATTTATTTTACAAATCCTCAAGGATTTTTGAATTCCACTACAGTTCCTAATACACCGCGTTTTATGAAAATCCCCCTTTTTTCGAATAATTCCATTGTGGTTTATAAACCGGCGTCTCTGTCGCCCAGTGGAGCGGGTACGGTAAGGAACGCGAGATCAAAATCGTTTCGAACCTAGATAAAATTTGTCAAATTAATCACCTTTGCAGATACGAAAGCTATCTTCATCATAGTGCTTAGTAGATACTTCAAATATCTCACTATCCTCCAATGCGAATAGTTGATGAGGTTCCCCGCGTTCATTTGTAATAACATCTCCCACTTTTAAATATTCACTATAATTTGTTCCATTTTCTATATCGATCCAATTTAAAATAAATTTGCCCTTGGAAACATACCATGTTTCCTTCTTTTGTACATGATAATGCATAGAGAATTTTTTTCCTTTATTAAAACATAACAGTTTTCCACAGTATTCATCATTGTTTACAAAAATTATTTCTTTACCCCACCCTTTTTCCACTATTTCACTGGTTAGTTTTTTCGATTTGTCCGATTGTCTAGGAACTGGAAAAATAGTATCAATATTGAAAGATTTGTCATCCAAATATATATCATAATCCGGTTTCCCCATTAATAAATGATCGTATTTTACATCCCATTTTTTCAATTGCTCTTCGGTTAATATTCTATGATCGATTCCCGATTTTGCACCCCTGGCCGTCCATATTGTGACATGATGCCCATCCGTTTTCATTTTATTAACATAATCAATTCGTTCCTCAATCGGAACCGAATTTACATAATCAGAATTCATAGTTCTACATAACGTATTATCTAAATCAATAAAATATTTTTTCATATAATATATGTAAAAATATTTATTTTTCGCAAACAACAATAAAACTATTATTAAGATCAATGCCACTTACTGTTACGTTTTTCATTTCGTGGTCTATTAGGAATTCTTTAACAATAGTTGGAGTGAAACAATGGTTATGTTTTTTATTATGCCAGGGTCTCCAATATTTTTGAGAGAAATCAGGCAAGTATAAAAATAGAACACCTCCAGTTTTTATTTTTGAAATCCAATATTCTAATGTTTCTGTCCAATTTTCAACGTGCTCCAAACAATGACTTGAATAAATATAATCAACATTATCGTCTGGAAGCTTATTTGCATGATAACCATTATTTAATGAATAATCAATTCCAATTGAATCTGGGAATTTCCACTCTTCTTTGCAAAATCCAATATCGTAACCAATGCCTTTACAAAAGTGTTTAGCGTAAGGAATTGAAAATTGAGAAGCATTACCTAAAGTTTGAAATATTGGATATTTATTGTTTTTGAATTCTATAAACTCCATTTGTCTTTATCTTATACAATTAAATTCTTGTTTTTTTAAATAATTTATCGTAGTTAATAAATAAACAATTTTTCTATTTTGATAATTTATACAATGAAAATAATAGTATTGGGTGATGTTTTATTAGATATAAACCATAATTGTAAAACGACAAGAAAAGCTCCAGAAGCAGATGTGCCAGTTTATAATACACTTGATACAAAATACATATTGGGGGGAGCAGCAAATGTAGCTAATAATTTCAAATCTCTTGGCGTAAATGTGGAATTAATATCTATAATAGGAAACGATCAAACTGGAACAAAAATTAAAGTTATTTTAGAAGAAAGAGAAATATCTAATAAATTATTTATTGACAGCATACGAAAAACCACTCAAAAAAATAGAATATTTCACAAAGATGAACTTATTACCAGATATGACATCGAAGACGTTCATTATATTGATTCCGAAATAACAACCAAAATTATAGATTATATCCAATCGATAAACGATAATATTGATGCTATCGTTTTTTCGGATTATAACAAAGGATTTTTAACTTATCAATTATGCGAACATATAATTTCTTATGCAAACGGGAAAGGGATTTTAACTTTCGTAGATCCAAAACCTATCGATGCATCAAAATATAAAAACTGTTTTTGCTTCAAATGTAATTTATCCGAAGGGGAACTAATTTCGGGAAAGAAAAATAGGGGTGAAATCTTATCAACATTAAAAGATATGATTCAATGCAATCATGTAATTTTAACTTGTGGAAAGGATGGGATGTATATTGACAATTTAACGAATCACATTGAACATAAACGTCTTAAAAATAAGGTAGATGTCACCGGATGTGGTGACGTTGTTCTTTCTGTATTCACCTATATTTATTTAAAAAAGAATGACATAATTGGCTCTTGTGAAATTGCGAACTACGTCGCTGGAAAATGTGTGGAATCTGTGGGAAATTATCCGGTTTCGTTATCGGACATTGATGAATATATAGATTGCGTTGTTTTTGATCATGAAACTGTTAAAATAGAATCCATTAAAAATACAAATAGTCGAGTCGTATTCACAAATGGATGTTTTGATGTTATACATTCCGCTCATATTCGTCTTTTACAATTTTCAAAGAAACATGGTGATATTTTAGTTGTGGGTCTTAATTCGGACGAATCCGTAAAACGATTCAAAGGAAACACAAGACCTATTAAAAATATCCAAGAAAGATGCGAACTGTTAAAAAATTTAGGTGTTGTTGATTATATCATCATATTTGATGATGATACTCCAAGTAATATTCTTAAATTGTTACGCCCAAATGTTCTTATAAAAGGGGGCGACTATACAAAAGATAGTATCATTGGAAAAGAATTTGCCGATGAAATAATAATTTACAATTACATACAAGGCGTAAGTTCATCAAACACTATACGTAAAATAATCGAGACAGCGTAATATAAAATATTCATATATTATATATTATAGAATGGTACAACGAGACGAATCACGTAAAATTTATACAAAAAACGAATATCATCTCGGAGATAACATTTTCTCTTGTATTATGTTTGATAAAATAAAAGATCATATTGAAAAAAATAACATATTCATAAATCATTACTGTACACCTGATAATATTGAGCAAACATCGGAATTTATAACAACAAAAAATATCAAAATTTTTTCATTGGATGAGAT